GTGCGGGAAAAGTTCCACGCTGCATATAAAGGCATCTCCGCATGGCAGCGCAAAAATGCTCGCGATGCTGATGCGGCTAAGGACAATCCATCTATCCGCATACGCATCTCGGGCTTGCGGCGGTTTTTACCGGGCGAGAACAACAAACTCACCACGCGCTGCAACACTCCAATCCAGGGAGCTGGTGCAGCAGTCCTCAAACTTACGCTCGGCAAACTGTGGCCGTTACTCCACGCCGACGGGGAGGACGTGGTGCGTTTGGCCGGCGTGGTGCACGATGAAATCATCCTGCTTGTCGCTGAAAAACACGCCGATGCCTGGGCACTCCAGCTCCAGTCAGTGATGGAGGAGGCGGAAGCTATGTGGTTGGGTGAGATTCCGCCGCTTGCCGAAGCTAAGGTCGGGGATAGCTGGGATCAGGCAAAGTGAACCAGGAGCAGATCGAGTACCGCGTGCGGATGCACCCGCGTCACGGTGGTACTCACGATCTGTTTGTTATCGCTCCAGATGCTTTCTCCGCAAGGATGAAGGCACTGGAGCTTTGCCCTGATCAGCACGTTCAGTCGATCTTGCGAGTCTCAGAGTTAAACGCATGAGTCGCAGCCGCACGGGTAGAGAATTGGTGATGGAGTGGCTGATGAAGGAGATTCGGCAGGCGAAGACTGCGGATTTGCATCGGGCTGCGGCTTTTTTGGAGTGGGCGCGGGGTATTCGGAAGGATTGCACCAAGCAGCGTTCCAGTGCGAGGGCGGCGCAGTCCAATGCGTGGCGGAAAGGGGTGGATGAGGATGTGCGGTGGCGGGTCTAATGTGTCGCACTATGCTATTGTGTAGGAGACTAGAGGACCAGTAATGCCCCTGAAGCACGGGTCGAAAATTTATTGCCAGCTACTGTTGGACAGTAATAGGTACAAGTTGGCGGAACAGCTTGCAGCCAGCGAAGGCAAGCGGGTAACTGGAATGTTGAGGGATATGGTTTACGCCGCTTTGGAAAAGGCTGTTCCAGTGTCGGATTACAAGGCTGCAGAGGCTGCTGATAAGGCGGCTTGGGCGGAGTCGGTGCAACGACGGGTGCAGGGAAGGATGCGCTCCAAGCAATCAGAAGATGTGTCAGAAATGGACGCATGAGACTTAGTGAAATGTCTTCATAGTCTGGTTCTGGTAGGCTAAACTCACTAGGCTTACACAGTAATTCATTTGAAGGTAATGACGCGCTATGTCGTCATGGTTGAGGATCGCTGGGTTACGGCGGTTTACGGCCCTGGCAAAGGTATTGGTCTCACCGCATCCAAGGAGGATGCATCCAGCTGGGTCACGTATGAGCGAGCTGTCGCTGCGGCGAGAGTTGTTGCTGAGTGCACTAACAGCGCTGTTGCTGTTCATAGCATCGACGAACCCGCCTACTTCAAATCATGGAAGTAACTCCGTTCCAGCAGCAACTCGACCCTGAGTTGCGCCTTGGTGAAGGTCGCTCACGTACCAGTGCACCGAAAACTGCTTTATTTGAGTTGAAAATTTGGTTGCCTGGGCAGGGCGCGATGCGGGATTTGATTCGGGCTGAGTCGCTCCAGCAGGCTTTGACGTTTGCCGCAAATCGTTACCCAAATTGCAAGGTTGAGGTGCCGGATGCTGTGGCGAAAAAGCCTAGGCTGGTGCGCTCGAACAATGGGCCGAAGGAATCGGCTCGGCGTCGGCTAAAACTCGTGGAGAGTAAAAATGAGCAACCCTGAAATCGCTGATTGGGCGCGGCAAAACTGGGGTCAGGTGATCGTTGATCACTCCCGGATGGATTTGCTCGAAAAGTTGTACGAGTGGGATGGACGCTCCAATCCAGAGCACCCGCAACATCACACCTACACCGGGCTGTACGAAAAGTACAACCAGCGCTAGGCCGAGTCGCGGTCTAGTCCGAATTGATCGGCCAGGTTTTCTGCAGCTTCGCGGATTGCCCAGGCCGATTTTGTTCGTTCCAACTGGTGGAGCGTGTTCAGCACCAAAGCAGCTTCAAGTAGGCCGCGATAGTCCTGCTTATTAAAAAGATCAACCAGCCACTGGTCTGTTGCAGCTTTGTGGAATTTGGATTCCGTGCTGTGTTCGATGGGACGCATGGTTACCTCGGGCGGATACGCATGAACCAGCCCGTGTCGTTGCCTTCGATGAGCCAGCGAGGTAGCCAGTTCTTGCGGGAATACGCGATTCCAGCGCCTCCCTTATTACTGACGTAGCCGCCAGCAACTAGATTTGCCTCACCGAACGGGTCCATATGTATGAAGTGCGTTGGTGTATATCCAGCGACAACGCTCCAATGGCCTGTGCCCGAAGGGTTTGAAATCGGGCCTTTGTGAAGCCAGCCGACTGGAACGGGGTGACCGTGGGTAATTTCGTTCTCTAGGTCTTCGACTGTGCCGTCCATCTCGAAAGTGGCGGTTAGTCCCAGGGATTTCAATGCGGCAATTTGTGCTTTGGGGTCGGTGGTGTCTCCAAAGCGGGCGCGGATTGCGTTGTACTGGTAATCGCCTGAAATTTTGCCGTAATAGCGGGCCACCATTGCACAGCTGGAACTAAAGCACTGGCGGTAACCAGTCGCTCCATCGTCAGGACCGAGCTGGTATTCGTAGGCGACTTTCAGGATCTTTTCCTTTGGTGCGACCAGCGGTTTCGTGCCAGCGTGCTGGTTCATTAACTCGATTAGTTTGCCCGGGTAGTTGGGATCGGTTGCGTATCCTTCTTTATGCAACCATTTCGCAGCTTCATCTCGGGTTGCGGCGTTATTGCAGCCTTTGTAGTTCTTGTAGTCCTTGTACCAGTGGTCGACTAGATACATCACGCAGGACAGCAGATCGGGGAAGTCGATGAAGCTGTCGGTGATCGTGACCCACTGGCCGTTGATGAATTCTTGGGTTTTCTTGTCGCTACCCTGGCCTTTGAGGCCGAAAAAGTTGTTTCTGCCGGAAACCAGTTTTCCGTAGTTGGATTCCAGCGCCCATTGGGCGGCTACAAGTTCTGGAAATTTTGCGCCAGCGACGCGGGCAGCTTCGAGGATGCCCTCCCAGCTATTGGGAAAGTTGGTTTGTTTGCCGGCAACGCTCCAGGTTTTGAACCAGCCTTGGTCGCGGCCAAGAATGTGGGGGTTGGCCTTGTTGATGGCTTGCTCCAGCTCAGTGATGGCTGCCATCTGGTGGGGCAGACCTTTGTAAAACCGAAACAGGTCGTTGAGGCGGAGTTTGTTGTTTGCCATGACAAGGCCCTCGCGTGGATTAGCGGCGACGCTTTGGGAACGCCATTTTTAGTGCCTGCAGTCCCAGCTGAATCCAACTGTTGGACTTCAACTTGCTCATGCCGATTAGTTCGGAACCGGCGGCAACGATGATGGCGATGATGGCGATTTGCTGGTCGGTCATAAAAAGCTGTGGCTTTTATTGAGTTTAGCTGTACTAGAGAAGAAGGCTAGTGCGCGTAATAGTTTCTACCGCTACATTCTGTGGAGCCACTGCTGGGTATGGACCATCGCATTGAAGATGGCGAATACTTAAACAAAAAAGAAGCAAAGGCGCGATTTAGGCAATCAATTCTTAAACATTGGCAGAACAAATGTGCTTACTGTTCTGTTGATTTAGGACGGTCAGCAACGCTGGATCACGTGCACCCGAAAATGCGGGGTGGGCATACGCACCAGCAGAATTTGGTGGCGTGCTGTTTCGCGTGCAATATCTCGAAGTCGGCGGAAGATTGGATTGAGTGGTACAGAGATCAGGATTTTTGGGAGCCGCACCGCGAGGACGCGATTGTGCAGTGGATTACTGGGGGGTTGCTTTAGGGTCCCAGCCCATGCCTTCGAGATACATCATCGCGATGTAATGGTCTTCGGCATAACGGCAGACGCTGTTTAAACAGGCTCGGTAGTACAGTTCGCCGCGTTCGTTTTCCAGCTGGTCCAAGCTGTAGCCGTTACCGAAGTCGGTGGTGTGGACGACGCTCATTTATTTTGGGTGCCGACAGTCATTTCAATCTGACGCACCCTGGTTTCGAGATCGCTAAGGCGTTCTTTAGAGTCGTTTTTTAGTTCTTGAATATCGGCGGCTACTGTGCTTACTGACTGGTCTAATTTTGCAACTTGCATGAAAAGACCGCCGAGACCCAGCACAGCTGCGGTCAACAGGGCTGGGACGGCTTGGTTTAAGGGGTTATTTGGTGGAGTTGCGGAAGTAATAGCCTCTTCGTGGTGATCCATTGCGAGGCATACTGCCGACCTTTTACCTAATTTAGCGGCCTTGGCCCACTAGCTTTTTCTTGCCGCGACGGCGAGGACGCGAGTGTTGGCCATAGCCTTGAGAAGTTGTTTTTGGGCGGCCGGCTTTGTGGTCGACACGTCCCAGGGCAGTTTTACTTTTTACAGCCATCAGTTTTGCTCAGGCCATACGGGGTAGTCAGCGCCAGTGATGTAGGCGGCGAGTTCGTCGGTGGTTGTGGTGTCTTCGATGGCAGTGATCTTGTCGCCAGTAGCTAGGCGAATATCTTCACGCCAAGTTTTGATGGCGGGATCAGCTTCGACGCCGTTATCTGCTTGGCGGATGATCATCCAATCCGTTGGTTGCAGCAACGTACCAGCGGTGGTACGTGTCTGCTGCGACCACTGTTCAACCAGTTGGGCGTGATCTTTAGGGATCAGATTGCCGTCTGAGTCATAGCCCCAGTAGAACCGCTGATCGTATGGCTGCGGGTCGGGCTCTTCGGTGATGCCGATGGCTGTGCGCTCTTCAGGCGTGGCAAGACGCAGCCAGTTGGCGGGGTACTGGATGCCGTCGTGGGTAAAGGCCACATCCGGGGATAGTGGCTTGCCGTCAAGAATGAACATGGCTCGCTAATGGGTAGGGGTTACCTGGCACGAGCCAGGGAGAAAGGGGACTGGTTAATCGAACGCAAAGGAGTTGTCATTGCTTTTTCAACAGGCCATTTCTGCACCCTAATTCGCTTGTGTAGTGTCTTGTACGGCATTTGAAGTTCTTCCGCCCAATCCTTCAGGCACATGGTTCGCCCGTCGTATGTCACAAGTTGCGTTCGTCGCGTGTTGCGATTCTGTTCGGCTATTGTCGCCCATCGGCAGTTTTCTTTAGAGTATGGGCCATCGCTGTCGATGCGATCTAAAGTTTTACCTTTTGGACGCTCGCCCATATCCGCGTAAAATTGCTCGAAGGCTTTCCAGTCTTCGCTGACTGTTATCCCTTTGCCGCCATAGCGCTCATAGCATCCAACATTTGGATTGGTGCAGCGAGAAAGCATATTGGACCAAATGCGATACTCCGTACTTTGACACATGCCGTGTGTCTTATTCAGATTGCCTACAACTTCTTTTTGCAGGCATCCGCAACTGGTTGTGTTCTTGCTGCGAAGTGAAGGTCCACGCACCACGACGGTATTACCGCAGTCACACTGGCAGTTAAAAGCAAGGAACGAGCCAAGTCGACCAGCCTCTTCAAGGACAACCAAGCGGCCGAAACGCTTGCCTACCATCGGAATCTTATTGCTCATCGCGCTCTAGCAAAATTAAATGCTACCTCACTGAAGGCGGCATACACATAAGTGCCAGCATTTGTATTGAACGTAGCGTCGGTGGTGCGCACCTTAAAACCGTTGCTCGTGATGTCGATCAGGTCTGTTGTCCCTTCGACATTGCTTCGGTTTGGATACAGCGGGTCGTTATCTACGTTGTAACCTTCGCGCTGGTAATCAAGCATTGTCCAGTCACCGGTACTGCTCGACATTTTGACAATGACAAGCGCGGGACGGAATCCCAAGTAAACAAACGGACCATCTGCGCTGCCGTTGCCGGTGTAGGAACCGAAGGCGCTGTAGCCCGCGACTGGGGCGAAGCAGTAGGCAACAAAATTAGATCCATTGCCGTTGGTTGCAGCACCACTTCCAACAGAAAAAACTGAAGCTGTTGGGTCACTATTTGCACTTCCCCATGTAGCGTTTGCGCTACCACCTGCAGCCGAAGTATCAAACAGCAAATAGAACGCACCACCCAATGCACGGTGGTAAATAACCCAAGAGTTTGATGTACTTCTACTTTTTACAATTAAAAACGACGGTGCAACACCCAATCCATGTCCTACTGTTGCACTTGCCCCGTTGCCAGTCCAAGTAACCACCGAAAACCCCGCACTTGGATTAGCCCGCACCTGCGAGCTGATGGTGCCGGAGGTGTTGGTGACGGTGCTGCTGCCGGCGTCCCAGGCCCAAGAGACAAAAGACTTGCCAGATCCGTTGACTTGAATTCCATTTCCCCCGTTGGTAAGTGTAAAACCGTCAGAAGTAAATGCAGATAGATAACCGTTAGTGTCGTTGCTGTACTCAGCACCTGTTTCGTTTGATGCCAGTATTTTGTTTGCACCGCGTACCGTATCGTTAAACAAATTCCAGCTCAAATTATCTTGGCGGTTTTTGATCCACACAAAATCTGGCGAGAACCCGAGCCCACTAATTGTCTGCGTGCCACCATTGCCGGTGTAGAGCTTCACATCCATCACGGTGCTGGGCTTGGTGATGGTGGGTGTTGGCAAGTTCTGCGTGCAGAGCGCCTTGAAGCCGCTGGGGGCGGTGTAGGCGAAGGGGCGTTGGCCGAAGTTCCAAGTAAAGCTAGGAGCATTTGAGCCAAACGCGAAGAAATACGGCCCACTAGTTAATCCAGTAAACGCCGCAGTGCCACTATTCTGAACAGTTCCGTTTTTGTAAAAATACAAACTTCCGGCGTCAGCATCGAAGGCAATACCAATAACGTCACCGGTTGTATATGTATTTCCGTAACTTATGCCGCCGTTATTGTTTGTATATTTAAGACCATTCATTCCGTAAGCCCAGCCTTCAGGGCTGCTGCCAATCCAGTTAGAAAGAACAATTCCCCCTTTGGCTATTCCGACAAGGCAAGATCCGCCTACGTTATCTACGGTTACTTCGCAGTACCATTTGCCGCTACTCATGCCGATAGTGGCAAGAGTTGTTTTGTCAACAGCGCCAACGGCTTGGAGATTGCCGTTTGAAAGCGTGTTTCCGCCGTTAGCCAACGGATTCAACGTACAGTAATTCCCCCTCACCTGCCCCCCACTTCCCGTATCAACCTCGCTGCCATTAGTGGGAACGTCTACGAGGCTGTCGTTGCCTGCACCAGCAGCAACCGAAATGTTGTTGACAGTCCACGTGTTCCCGTTGCCAGAAGAGTCCGTCCCTAATGCGGCGGCAGAGGCATTATTTGAGAAATCAAGGTGGAATCCATTTGTACCGTATGTTCCGGCGTACCGCTTAGGTATCCACACGCCGGTGGTAGCGGAGAACTCACCGAAGCTGCTGGGGGTCAGGG